GGGGGGATATTGGAAGGCCTTACAGGACGGGCTGGGGAGGCCGCTGGGGCCGCTTGGCGCGGTTTCTGGCCCAATATACCGGCAAAGTCCACGGCAGGCCCCTCCGGCGTCAGGAAAGCCTCTGTGGTCAGGTCGGCCACCTCCAGATTCCCGTTTTCCAGCAGGCCACGCATATGGTCCAGCCGGTCATGGCTGGCGCAGCCTGCATGCATGCAGTTTAGAACGAATCCAGACTTGATGGTGGGCAGTCCCGCATGGGGCAAATCGGAGGCGTTGACGGCATAAGTGGCGTCTGATGTGTTGCCGGTGGTAACATGGTCGGCTGCATTGGGGCAGAATATGTGCCTTTTGACCCCGTTCCGGCGTGGTCCAAATACCCCCGGCGATTTGTCCTCTAGCGCCTTCACGATCTCAAACCGGCCAGCGTATTTCGCCGCCCATTCGGTCAGGTCGATGAACTCGCCGTCTTTGCTGACCGCGTGTTTGTGATCGGGCTTTACCGCCTGTAGATGCGGCGAAGGCGCGGCGGTAAACAGCGGCGCTTCCGGTGCCGGTGCATCGGCCAATTCGAACAGTGGGCACGGATCACCCGCCAGCATCTCGGACTCATACCGCGCGTCTTTGGTCCTGATGCGCGGCAGGAAGAACAGGCGGCTGGTATCGACGCAAGACTGGTCGTGATGAAGATCCAAAGCATGCGCCAGTGCCGCGATGCGTTCGCGCCAGCGCGCATTGGCTTCAGTTTGGCTTTCAAAGTTTTCCGCCAGCCACGGTTGTGACAAAAGCAAGATAATGCGGAACTTGGGGCATGGCGCATGCTCCACCAGAAGATTGCGCGCAGTGCCTTCGCTGATCTCATCCACAATACGCGCATCTTTGATCACGCGCGGCAGATAGCCCTTTTTGTCCAGCAAATAATCGACAACCGTTTTGTCCGTATTCTCGGCCTGCCACTTCTCAAACGGTCCAGCCGCAATCGGGGTCTGAGCCGTCATGTGGCTGTAGGTCGAATGAATGATCGCGGTCCATCCTTTCGCAGTAATAGCGTCACGAATTTCCTTCAGCGTATGGCCGCAGTCGGCATCCAGTACCGCAACATCAATACGCGCGGTCTGGTCCATCCGGCGCGCGGTGCCGGTGAACGTCGCTGGCGTGTAGCACGCGCCATCTTTGATCCCGACCGAAGCGCGGCGCAGCAATGCGCCAAACTGGTCGAAGGACATAGTGCGGCGGTCGTGCCAGCGAACTTCCGCGCGCGATTTTCCAAAGGTCAAGGAGATTTCTTGCCGTTCTGCCACGTCGGCCCCAATGTCAATCATTAGAAAGGAATCGCTCTGGTTATGTACTGATTGATAACGATAGCAAGAAAGTTCATCCACTCTTCCTGCGTCATGTCATCAAAATTCTTGAACCCCATGTTTTCAATATAACATCCCCCAGCTTCGCTGGCGTTGTACAGGGCCTCGATTTCGTAATCTCTCAAATCATCGAAATTGATCTTCATGTAAATTTATACCCCGCTATTTCGGTGTATTTGCCGTTCAATTTGACGCGAATCTCTTTGGGAATTTCAAGATAATGGCAGCGTTTCATCGCTTCGGCAACTGTGCGCGGAACCGGGGCAACTTCCACGGTACGGTCTATCCACCATTTGCGTGCCTTTTCCTGAGCGTAACCACCATGCTCCAGACAAATCCATTCGCGGTGCTGAACCATGCCACACTGATAAGTCACAACCATAGACGGGGGTTTGCCGGGTTTATTGTGGACGTTGTAGGACACATTCGTCACTTTGACCCAATCACTTTTGATTTGTGTGGAAAGCAACGCTTCGGTCGAAGCGCGCTTGTCTATCTTCAATTCACGCGGTGGGAAGGCATGTCCGCAGTTTGGGCAGACCGTAGCGGCGGCAGAACAGATCATCTCGCATTCGGGGCATGTCTTGACCGGCGCATCGCCCTCACCGCCACCGGGACGTTTGACGCGCTTATGAACTTCATCCACCGGACCATGACGGCGCGTGTTGCCCGCAAAGTCCAGAACCAGACAATCTTCTTTGCCGTTCGCCAAGCGCGTGCCGCGCCCCAGCATCTGGACATAAAGCCCGATGCTTTTTGTCGGACGCAGCATGCCGATCATGTCGATGCAGGGCGCGTCAAAACCGGTGGTCAGCACGTTCATGTTGGTGACGCATCGAATCTTACCCTCTTTGAACTCACGCAGGATTCGGTCGCGGTCGATGGCCGGAGTATCACCAGTGATCATTTCACAGGTAATTCCATAATCACGGAACAAATCGCGGATATGCTGTGCGTGGTTCACGCCGGAGCAGAACACCAGCCATGAGCCGCGATCTTTGCCGTGGGTGATCATTTCGTTCACCGCAGCTTTATTTGTCTCTTCGGTATCGACCGCGCGTTCCAGTTCGCCCGCAATAAATTCACCGCCGCGTGTATGCACGCCGGTAACATTTAGCGTCATCTTTGTCTGCTTTGGTATCAACGGAACCAGATAGCCCTTTTCGATCATTTCCAGAAGCGGGGCTTCATAGCAAATGTCGGTAAACAGGGCGTCATCGCCCTCCATAAGCATGCCCTGATCCATGCGATATGGCGTAGCGGTCAAACCGATAATCTTGAGATCGGGATTGATCTGCTGAAGATCACGCAAGAAGTTGCGGTACATGCCGCTATCTGATTTCTGCATCAGATGCGCTTCATCAATAAGGACAAGATCACACCGTTGCACTTCGTAAGCGCGGCGATGGATAGATTGAATACCGGCGAACACAACCTGATTGTCCAGTTCGCGTTTCTTTAGACCGGCGCTGTATATACCAGCAGGCGCTTCCGGCCACGCGCGCATCATGGCATTAAAGTTCTGTTGAATAAGTTCCTTCACATGGGTCAGCACTATGACGCGCGTATCGGACCATGTACCCAGCGATTCCTGCAAGAACTTGGCAAGTACGACGCTCTTGCCGGTGCCGGTCGGCAGCACGATCAGCGGATTGCCGTCATTCTTTTGAAAGTAAGTATAAAGCGAATCAATCGCTTCGCGTTGATATGGTCTAAGTTCCATGGCACTTCTCTGAATAATGGCACCATTTGCAGACGTGCCAGTTAGGATCATTGGATATTCTTGCGAGAGGCACCTTTGCCTCCAGTATGCGCTTGGCTTTGTCTTTTATGGCTTCGAAGTCTGCTTTATTAAATTCTGTCCTGCAAGAGTCCCAATCGCGGCCACCGGGCGTACAGACAGTCAGGTAATGTCGGGACATTTCCGCATATCCCATGTAGCATTGTGCCTGCGCGTAATAGACCTGATTCCATTCTTTCAGGGTTTCTTTTTCGCCGCTCTTTTGTTTTATGCTTTGCAATTTGGCGAACTTTTTTTCGTTGACACATTTGCCCTCCCAAACATGCCAAGCATGCGGGGCCTGCAAAATGCCCTTTATCACGCCGTCCATGTGACCTTTGAACCTGCCGTCCAAATCGGTCACCTCAAATTGTCTGCCGCTTTCGGGGTCCAGCGTCAGGAACGTGAGGCCGTCAACCAGCCGTAGACGGTCGGCCATTAGATCTTCCGACCGGTGACCATCTGCAAACCGGCGCAGTGTTGCTGCGCTAAACTTTTCAGGTTCAGGCTGATGATAGCTATACCATAGCTTGCGAGAGCAAGCTCCGCCTATGGCCGACATGCCAAGATAAGTACGGCGCGGCATACGCGCCTCCTTTTCTTCCATGGCCTTATCGACAGCAGCAAGCGTCGGATCTTGTATTGCGCGCGATGGTAGTAGTGCCATTTCGACCTCCAAGAAAATGGGCCGGGGTTTCCCCCGGCCCCTTATCTCACGCCCGCTTCCATGGCGGGGTCTTGGGAGCCGCAGCCGAGGCCGCAACAGGAGCAGAAGCAAGAGACGCAGAACCACCAAGAGGTTTGTACCCCTTAATTTCATTCTGCGCGTCACGCATGACGCCGTTCTTGTCCAAACCGGCGGGACGCACCGCCACCTTCACCAACATTTCTTTATGGTGCAGGTCTTCGGAATCGTCTGTTTGAAGGACGCCAACGGCGCGGCAGATGGACGAAAGGGCGCGGTTGGCAATCTCCACGGCCTTTTCGTTCCTGTTGATCAGATTGAGCCTGTCGAACAGGCGACGGCCACGACCGGGACCATCTGTGATCTCCATCTCAATCCAAAGATACTGCCCCATGCCATCCTTAGTAGAACGCATCTCGCTCTGGATGATATGAGCCGGATAATCACCCGGCTGCAAAACATCATATGAAGTGCTGGGTTCGATATTATTAGCGTCAAAAACGGTTTCAAGTTTAGCCATTGTGTTTAAGCTTTCTTCTGTTGGGTAATTGCGGAGTAGTACGGAATGCCAGCAGCATATGCATCCCAATCCATCGGAATGACGGGTTCAAGATTATAACGCTGTTTGGCGAGATAGGCGGGACGCTCTTCAGTGTACAACACGCGGTCGCCGCCACCGACGGCGCGTGTCACCTTTTTACCGAATCCCGCATCCGACTTAACGGTCGAAATGCGATAGTTGGCAAAAAGAACATTATCCATGGC